GTCCTCAACATCAGACACCCACTCATTTATCGTTAAACCCCTTCTTTTGGCTATCGGAAATATTGTTAATGGAATTTCCTTATTAATGTAATCCACTAAATGATTTACAAATCCTAATTTCTTCAAATGGGTTACTAAACTACGAACTAAAACTTTTTTATCTGTCATACTAATATTATTTACACAAATGTAATCATATTATTGATACACTTGCGAAATATTGTCTTCTATTTTTTTAATATTAATTACGATAAAAATGGGATTTACACTATTTTTTTACAATTCAATATTTAAAAATCCCATTTTAACAAAGGTGGAACTTGCTATTAATCCACAATTTCAAGTCTCTTAACACATATATCGTAATATTCTTTAGATATTTCACTTCCAACATAATTCCTTTCAGTTTGTGTCGCAGCCCTTGCGGTTGTTCCACTACCCATAAAAGGATCAAAAATTAAATCACCAGGATTTGTCCAACTTAAAATGTGATCTTTAACTAATTGTATTGGAAATATTGCGGGGTGCTGATATGCGATATTATCTTCTTGACCATTTTTAGAAGTTTTAAATGTCCAAACATTATATCGTTGACCATATTCCTCAATCACTTTTCGTTTTCTCTCAACCATTGTTCCATCAACTTGCCTTGAGGTATTTTTCCCCCAACTACCGACTTGTCCCCCATAAACATTTTTTCTATCTTTAATTGAATTAAATGTTTTTGGTTTTCCTTTAGATAAAATAAACATATATTCAAAAATTTGATGATACCTATTTGAAGATGGGTTTGAAAAATTATTCTTCATATAAATCATAGTGTCGTGTATGTTGAATCCTATCTCTTTGAAGTATAATGCCTGTCTGAATGATGTTCCTGTTTCACTACCTTTTTCAGTGCCATCACCTACAACCCAAACAACTACCCCCCCTTCTTTTGTTATCCTATATAATTCTTTCGAAATACTCTCAAAGTCAAAAGAATACCCATTAAATTCAGTTTTTTTACCTGAAATATAATTATTATAAGTTCTTAAATTATCGTAAGGTGGTGATGTTACGGTTAAATCAATAGTATTATTTGAGATATTTGACATAGTTGTCAAACAATCTTCATTATATATTTTATTTATTTTTATCATATATTTCATAAAATTTTTTAGCACTCATATTTTTATTCTTACCTATAGGTAATGTGATTAATTGTTCTTTGTTAAGTTCAATCATATGTACTTCACCCTCTTTCAAGTTCCTTATATCTAATAATAAATATTTGTCTAAAGAATCTAATTTTTGTTTAAATCCTTTTTCAGTCACACTCCTCCCATATCCAACTTCTTTTGATGATGCAAAACTAACATTTTTAGTAATGGATCGAACCTCAATTCTTTCATTATTATTATTTTTCACATCAAATGACGCATTTTCATTTTGTCTTGTCCCATCAACCCAAAACTCTCCAAGTCTTCCAGTAATTCTACCGTCATTCATAAACTTATACGCAATCTCACTATTAGTTAAACCTAACGCTTGAGCAAGTAACTCTAAATTAATTTTTTTTGTTTGTATTTTTTTCATAAAACAAATATAATCATATTATTGATACACTTGCGAAATATTATCTTCTTTTCTAATTTTAACAACAGTATCCGCCCATTGATTAACCATTGGATTATGTGTGATAACAAATATCTTCTCAAAGTATTCTTTAATTTTAACAAAGAACTCTGAAACCATTTCCAAATTATCGTTTGAAATCTTTCCGAAAACCTCGTCAAACACAATTATATTTGGTTTTGGTAATGAACAAATCTTACTCAATACAGATCTCAATGCCAATGATGCAATTGTCTTTTCATATCCCGAACCTGAAACCATTAGTTTCTCCACACCGGTACCATTATCAATCATCATAAATTCAACTTCATTTTTATCGCTAATTCTAACCTCAAGTTTAAAGTATGAACTGTCCTCCATTAGTCGTTGAAGTTCCGAGTTTATCAATGGCATCATAGTTTTCATTATGATTTTAGAAATCCCATTTTTACCAAAAGCTTCCAAATATATTTTATACAATTTCTCTTTTTCAGATTCTTCCTGAATTTTGATAATCATACTTAAATTATTCTTAATCTTTTCTTCTAAAGATGTAATCTGATAAGTGTTATTATTGATTGATGTATTTTTTAATGTTTTATCTCTTTCAAGTTCTTCAATTCTAATACCGGCTTTCAATAACAATGTTTCAATCTTTTCGTTTTCTTTGATTTTATCCTGAAGTTCAGAATATTTAACCAATTTTTGTTTAAGGTTTTCAATTTTTAAATCAAAACCCTCAATACTTAAATCATATTTTTCTTTGATTAGTTTGTTTTTTTCATACTCGTCAAACTCTTTTTTAAGTTGAGTGAAGGCTTGTTCTTTGCCTGTTAAAACTCGCATTAACCCCAAAATTTCGTCTTTATGCTTGATATAACCATCAAGTTCGGCAATTTTAGATTGGGTAATAGATGCCATCATTAAATCAATTCCGCAGTGTTCACATTTGATTCCACCGTCCACAGAACTTTTCAATTCTTCAATTGACTTAATTTTGGATTCTACCTCAACTTTTTGTTTAAACGATTCGTTATATTCTTCCTTAACCTTGTCGTGTTTATCTTCGTAATAAAATGAAGATGGTTCAACCACCTGTAATTCATTTAACTTTCCAATCACGTCATTTTTTTGACGTTCAAATGATTTTATTTCCTCACTAACTTTATCAGGATTTGTTTGAGCAATATCATTATCAATATTGGTATGTTTCTTTTTTAACATATCATCACGATAATCCTTACCCTTCGTTAAGTTTACATCAATTTGATTAAGTTCTTCTTTTAATGTTTCAATACCGGTTTTTAATGTCCCAATACTAGTTTCATATGTTTCATTATCACTTTTTAATTGTTCGGTGTTATAAACATTTGATAACATTGATTTGGAGAAGTCAGAATAAATTTGTTTTGCAGATTCTTCTTTTTTCTTTAAAAACTCCAACCCCATAAACCTTGAAAGAACTTGTCCTCTTGCGGTTGGTTTTGACTCTAAAAGATCTTCAAGATTTGTTGCGGTAGTTAGGATTGTCATTAAGAAATCCTCTTTAGAACCTATTGATGTTTTAATAAATTGTTCAGTTTCTCGTCTTTGTTCACCAGTAAAATTTTGTAAACTTCCATCGGCAAGTTTTTTGAAAAAGTCCAATTCAGTTTTTACATTCCATTCACCTTTTTTGGACATCTTTCTTTCAATATTCCTAACAATAACATATTCCTCACCATCAATGATAATCTCACCTTTAACGGATACTTTATCTTTGGTTGTAAATCTGTTGAAGATTTCTTCCGCCTTTGATGTTTTTGTGGTTTCATTAAAGAATAGGAACATCAATAGATCCACCGACAATACCGTCTTACCACCAAAGTTAGGTGGATTAGATTCAACCACCGTAATTCCATTACATTTATCAAAATCAATACGCTGGTTTTCACCATATGATAAAAAATTAGAGAACTCAATGTTTTTTATATACCATTTCTTGAATGATGAGGTTTCTTCTTCCGATTCGGACATTTTATTCTCAACCATTCTATTGATTGACATTACCTCATCAACACGGTTTTCATACCCTTTAGATTTAAGGAATTGTTTCAACAAATCAGATTGATAATTTGTATCCATAATATTTACGGACACATCAACACTTTGCATCGTATCTTCCTGAATGTTTTTAACTTTCGTAATAACATTTACATTGGTGGAATTATACTTCTTTTGAAAGTAATGTTTAACACTCTTGATTTTATCTTGAGTGAAATTGTCCGAAATGTCTTCCCAAACTACCTGAATAGATGGGTTTTCAAAGTTAGAAAACTCTAAATCTTTTATCATAATATTGTAATTAAATTTTTTTGGTGGATTAAATAGATCCATTTATTATTGTTCGTCTTCAGATGTAATAGATTCTTCAACTGTGTTTACTTCATCAATAGTTTCAACATCAGTTACGTTTTCAATGTCGTTAGTGTCAACAATATTAAATTCAATAGGGCTATCTCCCACTTGAACCTCTAAACCTTCAGATTCTTTGAATTTGTCCATTTGTTCTTTAAGAAGTTTATTAAATACTTTTTGCATTTTTGTCTTCTCGTCAGCAATTCTTTGATTGCGTTTTGCAACTTTTTTACGATGTTCTTTCTCTCTTTTTCCCATTTTTATTTTATTAGTCGTTTAAAATTTGTGGTCCATTTTCATCTTCCACGATATATGTTGTCTCAATTTTTTGATTTGATAATCTGTTTTCTTCAAACCATTCCACAATAGCATTTATTCCCCATACTGCTCCTGACGCTAATAAACCGTCAAAGAATATTGATGCGTATTGGTTAACTCCCAACATTTCATGCCAAGGAGAATATGCCACAAATGACATAAAAAATCCTGACCAAGCACTGGTACACATCATGCAGGAAACCAAATCAGATATAAATCCAAATAACTGACTTAATACGGGAATACCACTATCCCCAACTCTTCGGAACCAATTTCTTAATCCCTGAAATATTGATCCATAAACCAATATGTTTGACATACCATACGCCGATAATAACCAAATTAATATACTCATAATTTTTGTGTTATATTAGAACCTTTAAGATAAACAGCCCCTTGACTGACCTTAATACTTTCTAATTGTTTATTTATGCCTTCCAGCTCTTCTATTTTTTTGTCTTTCAATGATAGTTCTTTTCTTAATTTCTGTAAAGTTTCCCCCATCATTTTTAACTTTTCATTATTATCAACTTCCTTGATAATTTCAATTGGACCTTTGTCTAATTCTTTTTCAAGTTCCTTGACTTTTTTAATTAACTCAAATAATTCTTTATGTGAGTTTTCTTGATCCAAGTCGTGAATTTCTTTGAGTTTTTGTAAACGCTCAATTTCTTGGGTTAGT